GCTGTGAAAGAAGCAGATGTCCATGAGACGTCTGAAAAATCTGTATAAGAAGTAACCGTGCTTTTAGCTACTCCAGTATTTGTTAAAGCTTCTCCACCAGTAGTATAACCACCACCTGATGCAACTTCATTAGTTGCTGAATAAGCAGTTGTAGTAGTGTCAATTGTTGCTGAACTTGTGTAAAGAGCTATTTTAAAAGCGCTGCCAGCAGGTGTATCACCTGAAGCATTGAAGCTGTGATAACCCCCTAATAATTCTTCTTTAAAGGTATTTTGTAATACTGATGATATTGGCATAAAAATCTCCTACTTTACGGTGACGGAGAGTTGATAGGTATTCTAACGGTTCCGTCAGTATAATCATCTCGTCTTCGTCTTCCAATTTGGACTCCTCCAAACTTCTGTATTTCTTGTTTATACTTGTTTTCATAAAGTGTCAACATATCCATCGGACCTTTTAAAAATCCATATGCTTCTACTAAAGTAGCATATAATAAGCCCTGTGGAAAGTACTGACTAATATAAGTTCCAGATGTTTTAGTCACTAAACTTTGAGGTACCATATCATAATATATTCTAAACATATAATTGGCATCTGGCGTAGGCGCTACGTAAAGACCTCCTGAGGTAGTGGATGAAGTTGCCGTAGCTCCTCCAAACATAGCATAATACTTAGGAAATCCTGTAACATCTTGAGCTGTTTGACCTCCTGAAGAACCGGTTTCTCTATTGACATATTCTGTTAAGTAAGTTTGGTCCTTTTTAATCAACCATTCTCCAGCACCTGTAGTAACTGAGGTACTATTAAAAACTTTTAAACCTCGCACAAATACTGTTCCAGTATTTCCTTTGGTTCCTAATCCAGGGACATTTATTGTGTTATCATCAATAGCTAAATTTCCTTCGCTAGTGTATCTATATGCGTCAATGGGAACATCATAAAAAATTCTAAATTCTGCATTTTCTATAAATCCGCCTAGAATAGCACCAGTTAATACATTTGAATCTACTTCCGTATAGTTTCTAATGTCAGTTTCTAATGCTGAGAGTGTATATCCGGCCATAATTATGATCTATCGTTTACGGGTCCACCGAAAACGAAAAATCCTCCTCCTGTTGCTATACTAGTCGCTGCATTGGCTAAAGTAAAACTAAAACTATTGCTTACAGTTAATGTTGATGGTTCTCCTGCATAAGGAAGAGAACTATCGATTTTAGTTATTTCATATGAACCATAAATTTTAGCGCCTGCTGTATGAGCTACTGCTGTCGTTGCTTCTGGTGTTTCCCCATAAGAAGGAGCCGCCGTTCCTCGAGTACAGCCTGTTAAAGTATTGGTGCTTCGGCCGGTATATTGAATAGTTTCACTGGTAATTTTTCCATATTGTAACGAAGACTGATCTGTGTCAGTTGCTTCAATGACAATATATCCTGAGGTAGGAAATTCTGATCCATCGGTTAATACAATAGAAGTATCTGTGGCTGTAATAGTTGTAGCTAAAGTTGTACTAAGTTCAAACGTAGAAATTGCTACACCTCCCACAGGATTTTTAACTTGATAAAATCTAACTGCATCTCCAGTAGATCGTTGATGTCTATTTTCTGTTACAATAACCGTAGTCCCTACTTCAGTGGTAAAAGGATTATCATTTAAAACAGCAGGGGTAGGTAAAGCTACTCTTGAGGGTCTTGCTCTTTGTAATGCTTGAGGATCTGCGCTTGTAGGTTTAGGTTCCAGTTGAGGTTGTTTAGGTTCAAATTCTGAAAAATGAACCCATGCGCCATTCCATTCCCTTACCATTTCTAAATAAGGAAAAGCTAATCCAGAAACAGCAGGTGTAGGGAAAGCAGTTCTTGCAGGTCTTGCTCTTTGCAAAGCTTGAGGATCCGCGCTTGTAGGCTTAGGTTCTAATTGAGGTTGTTTAGGTTCAAATTCTGAAAAATGAACCCATGCGCCATTCCATTCCCTTACCATTTCTAAATAAGGAAAAGCTAATCCAGATCTATCCGAAATAGCAAGTGCATGTTTTCCTGAAGCAAAAGTAGTCATAGTTAAGCGTTAGGATAATAAACCTTAGGAGCAATATAAGTGCTTGTAATATCAGCATCCTCTTTTATAGCCCTAGCCAGTTCATCCTCATAATAAAGTTTTAATTCTTGTGATCTTTGGGGTGCATTTTTTTGAGATAAATAAAATGCTAATCCCGCTGTCATACACGGTGCAAAACGATAAGGCACATTAGTTGCGTTAGTATAAGCGCCTGTATCTTGAATTCTTCGTACATAATATAAATTTAATTTATTTCCATCCTGTGCTGCGCCAGGAGTTAGATAAACAGTTAAAGTAGTACGATCAATAAATCGTTGAATAAAAAAAGAAGTAGGAGTTCCTTTTGCAGTCTTGTTAGAATAACCTTGATATTGAGATCGACTCACTTCAGTCATTGGAGAATCAATACTCGTCGAAGTAATTCTGTAATTAACTTCTAAAATATTATCCATTCCAGTCCCATGTTGAGTAACTGCAGCAGAAATTAAATGAGAAGCAGCCGTTGTTGCATTAGACCCACGAATCGCTCCGGTAAGATTTGCTGCTCCAGTCAATGCTGATTTTCCTGTATATCTAATTGCTTCAGATCCTATAGTAATTGTTCCTCCTCCTTGATCAGCGCCAGGCATGTCTGTGACTTCTGTTAAAGGAATATCTGTATCCGAGTCAGTGATACCTGCAGATAAAGTCGTTGTTAATCCTTGAGACGCTCCATCGGCAGGGGATCGATAAGTAGTATAAACATTCGTTCCATCTACTAAAGTAAAACCTTGATTAGCTATTTCCCAATAATGAAGCCCTCTATTACTCCATTCAGAAAATAAAAGATTTAAAGATCGTTTAGCTGTTTTTAATTGATAACCTGCAACATTTTGCAGGCCAATTCTTTCATAAGCTTCTTCTACGATCTCATCGATCGGAAGAGTTTTATCGAAAGTGTATGATTGAGAAGTAACGATTTCATCAATCGGAAGAGTTTTATCGAAAGTGTATGATTGAGAAGTAGTGTTAGCCATCTAACCCTACCCGTCATAGAACATCGTAGCGCTATCATACCCGCTGCTTATATCTATAAAGGCTCCAGCAGTACACAATACTCCATTATCAGGTATAAAGGGTTCAACTGTACCAGCTGCTGCCGGTGCATCTATTTCCATTACTTTTGTTCCTGATTGAGAAGTGTTTCGCACAATTAAAGCGCCAGCAGTTGCTGAAGCACTAACTCCATGCATTCCTCTAACTCTAGTTCTACCTTTAAATATAATTCCAGTGGTTGTTGTAGTAGCTGTAAATCCAACTGATACGTTTCCTGTTAATGCTGAACCCACAGAAACTCCAGTCACAGTTAAAAAAGCTGCAGTAGTCGTTACTGTAGCACTTGCACCTGGACCTGTTATGCTTGACTCAGTTTGAGCGTCACCATTTGAATCTGTTCCTACCACTTCAAAAACGTCTCCTGATTCATCCGAACCAGCAGATGTTATTGTTACAGTAGTTGCCATGTTAGAGCCGTCTGCTGCAATGCTATTGGTTACTTGAGCTCCATTTAAAGTTAAATCCGCAGCGCCAGAAGTTGTCTGATCAAGACAAATTCCATTAGGGTCAGCTGCAACAGCTTTGAATAATTTCGATTTTACGTCTGAGACGTTTGCCATTTTTTATTCTCCTTAGTCGTGAGCTCCCGAAGGAGCTCACATTATTTTTTTACTACAGTTCAGTAGCTGCTGTTCGTTCTTTGCCAGCCACTAAATAGTCAATAGACATAGTTTTTGCTACAGCTTCACCATTTTGTATAGTGAAAGATAAAGCAATTTCCTCATCGTCAGGGGCATTTGTATTAACACTAGTACCTACAAGATTATTATCTTTATAGATATAGAATTTACGATCCTTTGTAGAATAGTAATACCCAAGAGTAGTCCAAGTGTCATCAGCCATTGTACCTGCTGAAGTAGTTGTTGCCGAACTATCTTTGTTCACTACCAAACTTACAGTAGTTGAACCATCTGATTTCAGAAAGTAAATACCATCTGTAATAGCAGCAACCGGAGTTGTATCCGTAATATGAAGTCCTACGATCATGTCTGTTTGTGTAGCATCGCTTACTTTAACTCTGCATTTAAAGAAAAAATCTTTAGATGCATCAAATAGATACGATTCGTACACGGCTCCAGATCCACCTGCCCACTGTAAAGAATCAAAGTCATCATCTCCAGCTGCGTTGGTTAAAAGAAGAACTCCTCCATCCGCACTTGTTAGTGCTTCAGTAGCAGATCCTGTACCAGCTTCAGTTGTAGTAATAACCCAATCCCCAGCAGTATATTTATCAAAATCAAGAGTTTGAATATGAAACTTAATTGGATCAGGTAGCTTTAATTTGCCCCCCGAACCATTAGCAGTTACATTTGTAACTCCTGATGTAAAGTGTGTTGTCATATAATCAGCGCCTCCTAGCGCCAGCCATTTTTACTAAGCAAAAAATGACCAATTTATGAACTTAAATACTTAGTAAGTTTTTTATAACGTACTTTTACGCACAGCGCAAGGTATCCCATCAACAATGTTTGATTTTGGTGATAGCGCTTAAGTGGCTATCGAAACTTGGTCCTGGGCTTCGTTTATTTTAGTTTGAAGGGTATCTTCTTCAAATTCTTTGGCAATGATTTCTTTAATAACATCCTGAATTTTTTTATTAATTTCAATCATCCTGATATTATGCTTGCCCGCTTTCAGGTGCTCGTGTTGCCATTCTAACTCCAAGGACTTCTTCGTAATGTAAAGGTCTTGAGTCATTTATAACCTCCTCATAGGTTATCCATTTACCAGTCTTACTGGTAAATCCATCTTTTTCGAACTTTACCTCATTTTTTCCCAGTTTGTCAAGGATAGAATTCTCGATACTTTGAGGAGTATCTTCACCGGTAACTGTAAAATCAGCATAATAACCACAGTATCGGATTTGAATTCGGAAGTTTTTCATAGGTAATTTCTCTCTTTATAGTCAAAATGGGGCGACTTTGAGGCCGCCCCATTAATTTTCTTTAAGTATTACGCACCTTCAACACCGAAGATACCTCTAGGATCAGATACACCAAAAACGTATCTTGCTCTAGCTTTGTATCTAACGTTGCCAGTGTCAAAGTCCCCTTCCATCTTAGTAGTAAGAGGAGCTCTGTCAAAGTGTTTCATACCGTTAGGTACATCTGTAGTAATGTACCAAGAATCAGTATCTGTAAGGTAGTTATTCACTCTATAACCTTGAGGAATCATACCCATAGATTTGATTGCATTGATATCATTATCAGCAGTTCCAACTCTACCTTGAGATTTCATCAATCTCTCAGCAGTGAACTGACCAGCAGATGGGACAATCATCTTCACACCTTTTGCAGCAATCTTTAAACCTCTTTCATCAGTCATTGCAGCGATATCAATTAACGCTTGCTCTAACGATGTTTCGTTTAAGTCTGCTTGCGTAGTCAGGGTATTTGAAAATACTCCTGCTATTGTTGGGTGTGCAGTACTAAATAGTGAAACTGAATCTCCTGAATCATAGTTATCCGTTGTCGGTAACCCTTGAATCAGAGGAAATACTGCTTTTACTTGTTTAGTATTTGCCATCGATCTTGCTAGTGCTTTTGTGTAACGAGAAGAAAGTTTGTCGTATAGGTTATCTTCAATAGCTTCCTCAGTGATTGCAAAAGCGAGAGCAATTGTCTCGTTAGTGTATCTTGCTGTGAAAGTTTCTTGCGCTTGGTCAAAAGCAACTCCAGATCCTTCTGGTTTTACTAATGCGTTAGCGAAACCTGACAACATAACTTCTTCTTCAAAAGCTCTGTCAGATGACTCAGTCGTATAGATCTCCGCCGACTGATTTTCGTATTGTTTGTACTCCAGGCCAAATAAAGCATTTAAACCTGGCTCTAGTTCTTTGACTAGTTGATTACGTGATATTGCCATGATTTATCCTCCTTATATTCCAACTGCGTTGGGCGCTAGAATGTGACTACAGATCATTACTCTCCATACACATCCGTCTACGGATGTGTCTTGATTCTCTGTGTCTCTAGATATTCCCAGTAACTTCACCTGATTTACGATAGCGCCTGTGACAGTGCCGAATGTGAAACCCGAAATATAATTCGGTGCTCCAGAGCCAGCATTATCTACGATTGGTGCAGTTCCTCCTGCATCAGCTTGTGTAGTGCTCGTTAGGTTAGTACGCATTTCAAACATGGTATACGGATTGTCATTGACAAGAGCAATCATGTCTGTTGCAGCGTTACTAGGTGCCCAGTTGGACCATGTTGGCTTATTTGTAGTGGGATCAGTATAAAACGTTCCGTTTATTGAACCTAGTGCATTAATAACTCCTGCTCCTGCAGTACCTACTACTACGTACCCTGAAGCTGCTAATAATACTAAGTCATGATGGTCGATTGCTGTGCTTGACGCAGCTATCTTCCATTCACCTAAACCGGCGTTATGATCACCCTGGTGTACGTTTCTTAAAGGTCTCAAACCGAAACCCGTCGTACTTTGGTTAGCCATAGTTTTCTCCAATTGCAGACTACTACTTGTAGTCTACGGTTTATATAAATTTCGTTGGTTGAATTGTTAAAAAATTAACGTTTCCTACCACCGAAGGTTGTACGAGACTGTCGATCGATGTCGATCGGCATACTCTTATGCTGCTCCTTCATTAAATCGTTGTCTACTGCGTCCATCTGATCCTGCCCTAATTTGGCAAAATAATCAGATCTTTGCTTCGCGATCTCTTCAGGTACCCTTGTCAGCACAAGGCCTCCGTGCCCGATCACCCCGGCATACTTGCCATCTGGTATTGCTGGATATTCATCTTCTGGATATTGGTCGGCTCTTACTAATTCATAACCAGATCTTAATCTGCCTTGAATATTCTTAGTGTCGACGTATCCTAGGATTTCTACCCTGACCCATCTGTGTCTGAATCCAGCTGGCGCGTTGGGTGTATCTAAGTACGATGGTGGAGTCCAAACTTTTTTACGTAAAGTTTTAGCTCTTGTTTGGCTCGCACGGGAAGTCTTTTTATCTTCGTTTTTCATATGCTATTCTCCCTCCGTGAGTCTTAGTTGTCTTGCATACTCTTCTAGTGGCACACGCAATTTTTTAGCGATTGCTACTTGTGAAGGTGTGAGTTTCACGCTTTTGCGACTAGTCTTTGAACTACGCGTTGCAGAAGCAACGTTTTGTGTAGGTTTACTAATCGTCTTTTCTATAGTATTACCGTTGCAGAAGCAACGTTTTGTGTAGGTTTACTAATCGTCTTTTCTCTAGTATTACCAAATTTTTGGGGGAATTCAAGTCTTATTCTCTTATCAATCTCTTGATAATAAGAATCTGATTTTGGATCATACCCTTCTTCTTCAGTAAGCTTTCTATGTAGATCAAAAGCCGTGTAGGTCATGGCATTATCTTTACCAAACCATTCATTTTTTTCCGCCCAGTCCTCTGCTTTAGGATCAGGTGGAAGTGTTTGTTGAACAGGCATTTGTGCTGCAGGACCTTGTTTTCTTGTGGTCTCTCTAGCAGTTTCTTCCATTTTTTGTCTGCTTTTGATTTCTGCAAGTTTACCTTGTTCATATCCTAATTGTGAGATGGCCGTTAAAGCTTCAACCTCCGCTTTTTTATCATCGGCTTCTCTAGAAGCACCTAACTTAGCTTGAGCCGCGGCTAAAGACGATTTTATTCTGTTTTCCATTTCAACAGCATAATCTCTGTCTAAAGTAGTAGCAGTATGAGTTAATGCATCTCGTTCTCTCATTACACGTTTAGCATAAGTGACAGCTTCTTCTTTTTGTCTCTCTGCTTCACGCATTTTTCTGGTAAGTTTAGCGATACGTTTTTGAACGCCTTCGCTATACTCTTCCATCTCTTTCTTTTGTTCTGTCTTTGGTTCTTCTTTTACTTCTTCCTTCTTATCTTGTTCTTTGTCGTCCTTGCTATCTCGAACATCCACTGGCTCATCCAATTTCTCAGGTGTGTCAGCGGGCTTATCACTGTCTTGAGTAGTTTCATCTTTGATTTCTCCTCCCTCAGCTTTTTTGTCTAAATCAATTTCGGTTGCTTTTTCATTAGCATCACCGACATCAATTAGATTTTCTGTTTTTTCTTCCTTCTCTGGCATAGTTCCTCCTATGTTTATAAGTCGTGGAATATATCTTCAGGGTTTTCCACGGTCGCTAGAACTTCATCATCATTCAAAAGTCTAACTTCACCCCCATCTATTTTAATTCTAGATCCTGCATAACGTGCAAAAACCACCCAACTTCCTTCTTTACACCAAGGTCCTTTGGGATATCTTTCTTTGTCTTTGTACGCATCAGGTCCAACTTTTAATACAAGACCACAAGTCGATGCCACTTGGGATCGTTCTACAACATCATCAGTTATAAGAATTCCTCCTTTAGTTTTATCTTTCATTTTAAAAGGTAAAACTAAAAGTCTCCAACCGGTCGGTATAGGTAGCTTAGCTGTGTCGGATGTTATTTCTTTTTTAGGTTTTTCAGGTTCTTGGTCGTATTTTTCCTTAAGGGCCGCCTTATACTTTGGGACCTCCTTTTGGTTTGATACTGATAACTGTTCCGTCATCTTTTCGCTCCTTTTTTTCAAGCAGGCTGGATATTTCCTGACTCATATACTGATATGTTCGTAACTGTCCTAACATATATTGGTATTTCTCCATATTGTCAACACCCCCTGAAACCATGGCTGCAACAACATCATCATGTCTCATTTTGATGATTCTTCTAACCTTATCTACAAATACTAATTCGTCCATTATTTTTTTCTCCTTTTTGTTTTTTTCTTTTTCTTTCCTACAGGTTTACTACCATAAGCTTTGGTCCATTCTCTAGCGATCTTTGGCTCGTTCTTCCATAAATACCGTCTTTGTTTTTCTGACTTAAAGGGCATTATAAAGTCGCTTTAGGAATTTCATAGTCTTTTAAAACTTGTAATTTTTCTTCTGCAGATGCAATTTTATGTAATTGACAATCTAATTCTTTTTGATGATTAAGATGTTCACTCACTCCTACAGAATTCTCCAAAAGTAATTTAATAACAGCATCTCCTGCTGCGATATCTGCTTCATACTGTTTTTGTAACGCGTCTATTAAGACTGCTCTCATTAAGACGCTTTTCTTTCTCT